TGGCAGTCGGCCGCGCACATGAACAGTTGCCCACCAGCACCCAGGTAGTCGCCCTGCCGCAGGGTTGCTCGCCCGGGCCAGGCCAGGCCAGGCGAGCCGCCGACCAAGGCCACCCCATCCCAGCGGATATTTGCCGGCGTGCCGCTGTTTAGCGCCACCATCTCAAGGCGTATCGTGCACGCCACCGACCCCGGAGGCGCGACAAAGGTGCCCCCGACAACCTGCGGGGAGCCCGGCAGCCCATCCTGCACTACCGTGATGCCAGGAGGGATGATTACGGAATTCACATCACGCGGTTCAACGAGGATGCGGAACTGCTGCGCCTCGCCGCCGCCGCGCACCTGCGCGCGCACGGTGTACGTGCCGGGGCCTGGCAAGAGCGGCACAAAGCGCTCGATGCCTACCGTGGCCCCAGGCGCGCCAAAGACGCAATCGACGCCTTGTTCGTTGCTTCCATCCATAGGCACAGCGGTCTGCAGGCTCCTGACCACCGAAGAGACCGACCCGGTTTGGATGGGCAGCCACCCATCTGCCAAGCCGTCGGCGTTGGAGTCAAACTCGAAACTTCCGCCCAACAGGAGATTGGCACCGAGGGCGCTGGACAGCACCAGAAGCTGGTCGCCGCGGGCAGCGGCCAGCGAGCCGACCACCGGCTGCCAGCGCAGGCTTCCACGGGGCTGCGGTTGGTGAAACGGCCACACCCTCACCCGCTCCACCCCGCCGGCCAGGGTGTTGCAGAAGGCATCCACCCCGCGCGGGTTGCGGGCGGACATCTGCGCCAGGCTGGCGCTCAGCGTCCAGCGCTCGGCCAGGAAGTCGACGGCCTGCGTGGTGCCGTTGAAGGGGCTGGCGAACTGCGCGCCGGCCTTGCGCAGGGTGAGCTGCGCGCTTTGGGGGATGAGGGCCTCGGGCCAGTCGATGGTGGGCATGGTCAGAGCACCCGGGCGCTGCGGAGGTTGGACATGACGCGCGCCTCGGTCTGCTGGCTCATGAGCTGCAGCGCGCTGACAAGCTCGGTGCGCGTGACGCCCGCGGCCACGTTGTAGATGTTGGTGGTGCCGCCGCCGCCGTAGGCCTCAACACCCAGCTTTCCACCGCGGCCGCGGCGCAGGGGCAAGATGCCCTCGGCGCCGGCCTCGCCGGCCACGCCCATGCGGCCGCCGCCCATGCCAAAGAACGTGGGGCGGCTGAGCACGCCGCCGTCGGCGAAGGCGGTGACGGGCTGGCCCTGGCTGAAGGCGCCGCCCTTGGCGAAGCCCAGGATGCTGGGCAGGCTGGCAAGCCAGCCGCCGCGGCCGTCAGCGCCGAACAAGCCCTTGGCCAGCTCGGCGGCAGCGGCCTGCGCGGCCATGTTCAGGAGCATGGTCTTCCAGGCGTCTTCGATGCTGTCGAAGTCGCCCTTCAGGGCGCTGGCGATGTTGTCGCCGAGCACGTCTTGCACGTTGCGCTGGAACTGCTTGGTGAACTCGCTGAGCTCGTCGAGGGCTTTTTCGGTGTCGCGCGGCAGGCGGGCCGTCACGCTGCGCACGGCCTCGGCCCACTGCTCCACGAGCTCGGGGCTCTTTGCGAACTCGGCGTTCAGCAGCTCGATATCGGCCAGCACGGTGTTGAGCCGGCCGGTGGGCGTTTCGGCCAGCAGCTGGTTCAGGCGGGCGCGGCTGGCGGCGGCTTTGACTTGTTCGGGGTCGAGCTTGGCGAGCTCGTCACGCACCGCGCTCAAGGCCTCGCCCTGCTTGCCGGTGGAGGTGTCGCCGCCGATGACGATGAGGCGCTCAAGCTCGGCGCTCAGGGCGGCGATGCGGGCGGTGTCGGTGTTTTCCAGCCGCTTGAGGGCGGCCTCGGTGACGGGATCGAGCAGCGGGCCGAAGAGCTCGGCGGAGGGCTGGGCGGCGGGTTTGGCGGGGCGCGTGAGGTCTGGCAACCCGCCGATGCCGCGCGGCAAGTTGGCAAAGCGCCCTTCGTTGCTGTAGCTGGCCTGCGGCAAGCCGTTGCCGATGCCCATCAGGCGGCGCTCCAGGGCGTCGAACTCGCGGCGGGCCGCCGCTGCGTCGGCGCGCATGGCTTCGCCGATGACGGCAAAGCCCGCGAAGTCGCCCCGGGCCAGTGCCGCGCCCTGCGCAGCCAGGCCGCCGAGCTCGGTTCCAATGCCCTTGAGCACGAACGACACGTTCGCGCCGAGCACGCTGAGGGCCTGCACAGGCACCCGGATGGCGTCGCTGAGCCGGTCGAACCCTGCGATGCCGCGGCCCTCAACCGCGTCGAACAGTTGGTTCATGGCCGTCAGCAGGGGGCCGGCCACTTGCCGCGCTGCGTCGGTGCTGCTTTTGGTGAAATCTGCCAACTGCAGGTTGAAGCGCTCCGCGGCCTTGGCCTGCTCGGTGGTGACTGTGGCGTTCAACTGCCCGGCTGAGGCCAGGTCTTTGAGCAACGGCGCCACCTCGCGCACGCTCTTGCCGAACAGCGCCTGCACGGCCCGGGCCTTGTCGCCGTCGTCGGCGAACTCGGCCAGCGCTACGGCGGTGCGGCGCAGGGCCTCGGCGGGGTCTTGCTGGCGCAGCTCTTCGGCGCTCAGGCCGATGCGCTGCAGGATCTCGGCGGTTTGGCTGCCCTGCGTTGCGCCGGCCAGCTCGGCGTTGAAGCGCACCAGGGCCGAGCCCACGGTGTCGAACGTGGTGCCGGTGCGGGCGGCGATGTCTTCGAGCGCCGAGAGGTTCTCGATGCTGGCGCCGGTGGCGTCCGACAGGTCGTTGAGGGCGTCCAGGCCGTTGATGGTGGCGCGGGCGAACTGCACCAGCACCGTGGTCGAGAAAGCCGCGGCGATGGCGGTGCCCACGCCGGCAGCCGCACTGGCCAGCCGGTTGTAACGCGCCTCGACCGCAGACGCGTTTTTCTCGGCCATGCGGGCGGCCTTGTCGAAGCCGGCCTGCAGCTCGGCCAGACGCGCCTCGAGGTTGATGCTGAGGGTGGCGAGGCCCTTGCTCATGGTGCGGTGTGGCTCATTCGTCGTTGCGCTCGGCGGGTTTGCGGTAGGTCTTGATGACGATCAGGCGCTGCAGCAGGCCGGCCACGTCAGACACGCCGAACCACTCCAACATCGTGGGCAGGCCCGCCCAGTCAATGCCGCCCTGGCCGGTTTTGAGCGCGTGGAACACGGCGATGGCGGTGGCTTCGTCGGCGTCGGGCTGCTGCAGCGCCGCGCCCTCCACTTCAGAGCCGTCTTCATCGGCCCGTTCGTCGAGGAGGGCGATCAGGCTTTTTTTGCGGCGGCCCTCTGCTCCATCTGCTCGGTGGCGTGCTGCACCAGCACGTCGCCCACGAGGCTGACGATTTCGATGCTGTCGCGCGCCACGGCGTCCCAGACGGCGGGGCTGAAGGGCAGCGGGTCGCTGGGGCCGTCGTGTGCGCCGAAGAGGGCGGCCTCGCTGAAGCCGCGCCAGTCAACAACCTGTTCAACCACGATGTCGACCAGCGGGTCGCGGCGCAGGCGGACCATCTCGGTCTCGCGCAGCATCAGCACCTGCACCTGGCGGCCCTGGCCGACGTCAACCCAGCGCAGGCGCTGCTCGCGCAGGCGCCGCACCACGTAGTCGGCAGGGTCGAAGGCGCCTGCGGGCTTTGCGGGGGCGCTCACGTTCAGGGCGCCAGCCTGAGCACCAGGCCCTTGACGGCGAACTCGATGTTGCCGGTGGCGAGCTGGCCTTGCTGCACGCTTTCACCCGGCAGGCCGGGCTCGGCGGTGCACACGCGCACGGCACCGTTGGCCAGCGTGATGCGCACCACCACAAAGCCCTGCGTCTGCGCGGCGTTGTCCAGCAGCAGCATGGCCGCGGGCGGGGTGTCCTGCGCCAGCACGCCGATGCTCAGCGTGTGTGCGGGCAGGTTGCCGAGCTCCTCTTGCGCGATCACGTCGATCAGGCGCGTGGCGTTCAGCCGCTCGGCCGTGCCGCCGCCGAGCTCGTAGTTGGTGGATTCGGCCAGCGTCTGCCACGTGAGCACGTTGATGAACTCGCCCGAGACGAAGTCGGTGAAGGGCGTGGTGTTCAGGCCCTGCAGATCGAAGGCGTTGGCGGCGACGTTCTTCAGTCGGCAGGCCTGGCGCTCCAGTTGCACCATGCCGACCACGTTCTGGAAGTAGCCGACGGTGTTGTTCGTCATGGCGTGCGCGGTGCTCGTGGCCACGCCGGTGCTCGCCTTGGTGACGGCCGTCACGACTTTGGCGGTGCCGAAGGTGGCACCGATCTCGACGCGGATGCCGCGCCCTCTGATGTTGGGCATGAGATGCTCCTCTCGCATTGCCGGCGCGGCCGGCGGTTGATGAAAGCGGCGCGGCCCGCGCCGGCTGGGTGCCGGGCGGGCCGCTGGGGGTTGGGCTGCGGGGTGTGGGGGGCGGCGCTACAGCGCCCACCACTCGACGGTGAGGATGGCGGCATCAAGCCGCAGTTCGGGGTCGTACGCGGTTTCGGTGCTCAGCACCGCGGCGCCGCGCTGCACGTCGGCGGCGGTCACGGCCAGCATCACCTGGGCAGCCACCGCGGCGGCGGCGCTGGCGCTCTCCGCCCAGCACTGCACGGTGAACTGCACCTCGTCAGACATGACCTGGCCGAGGAGGTTGTGCGTGATGTCGTGGCGCGAGTTGAAGGCCACGTAGGGCAGCACGGCGCCCTCGGGCACGGCCGCCTCGGCGATGCGCGTGCCCACCAGCGCGGCCAGGCCGGGGTGGCTGGTGAGCAGGTTGCGGAACTCCAGTTCGGCGCTCATGGGCTGCCCCCGCCGCCGGGGCGGTCGAGTTTTTCAATCTGCCGGCCGGCCTGGGCGATGAACACCTGCAGCGCCTGGGGCAAGCGGTCTGCGGCGCGCTGCAGAAAGCCCCTGGGCTGCATGAACTTGGTGCCGAACTCCAGCCAGCGCCAGTAGAACGGATCGTTCGGGTTCTTGGCGCCGCGGCCGCCGCGCTTGGCCGGGCGCACGTTGACGAAGACGCCTACGTTGCCCTCGCGCCGCGCCTGCTTGCTGGTGCGCACGACGATGGCCTGGCGCACGGTGCCGGGCTTGCGCTCGCCGCGCCGCACCGGCGCGGCGGCAGCGTTGATGACGGGCGTGTTTTGGCGCGCATCGTCGCGCACCACGCGGGCGCCGGCCGCCAGTGCGTTGCGCAGCACGCGGCGCTTGAGCTGCGCGTGCACGTTGGCCAGCGCGGCCTTCAGATCGGGGATGCCGGTAACGGTGGCCCGCATCATGCTGCGCCCCCCGCGCGCACACCCTGCACGCACATCAGCTCGAGCATGACGCCGGCACCGGCCACGTCGACGGGCTGGCCTTCGATGCTGAGCGGCTGGCCGCGCCAGAGCAGCCGGTGCGCGGCGGTGATGTCGCTGCGGTAGCGCAGCCACACGGTGCAGTCGAAGGTGGCCTGATCTTGCGCGGCGGCGAAGAAGTCGCGCCCGCGGCGCGGCGCCACGCGCGCCCAGACGGTGGCCACGTCCACCCACGTGTCGCGCGCCTGGCCGCGCTCGTCTTGCCCCACGGTGCGGGCCTGGATGGTGACGCGCTGATCGAGCGCGCCAGCGTTGAGGGCGGGCAGGCTCACCAGTAGAGCCTCTGCGCATCAAGCAGGCCGTCGGCAAAGCGGCCGGGGAGCTCGGCCACGCTCACGCCCTGGGCGAAGGCCTCGCGGTTGCGGTAGAGCGTGGCCACTTGCAGCAGCAGCCACACGGCCACGTCGTCGGGCACGGCGGCGGCATCGGCGCCGTAGCCGGCGGTGAACGTCACGCGCACGGCGTTCGGCTGGGCGCGGGTGGCGGGCCACGTGGTGCCCAGCGCGGGCAGCACCAGGCCGGGCAGCGCGTCGGCATCCAGCGTGTAGGCGCTGCCGGGCAGCGTGACATCGGTGCCCGCGGGGTTGGTGTAGATGATGCTGTCGATGGCGATGACGCGCGGCTTGCCCAGCACGATGCCGGTGGCGGGGAACTCGTCGAGGCTGCAGAGCCACTGTTGCTCCATGAGCGCGCGATTGAGCTGCTGCTCGGCCGAGCGGGCGGCGGCGCGGATCATGGACGTGATCAGCGCGTCGTCTGCGCTGTGATCGACCTTGCAGTGCAGCTTGGCCGTGGCCAGGCTGACGGGCAGCGCCGTGGGCGGGTTGAGTGGGCGCAGGGTGGTCGGCATGTCAGGCACGCGCGGCAAAGAACCGCTCGGTCACGTCCTCGCCGAGCGACAGGGTGATGGCGGCGAGCTGCGCCGGGCCGAAGAGGTGCGAGGCCTGCAGGAACGGCCGCCCCACCCACTCGGTGCAGAAGTAGCCGCGGCGGCTCTGGCGCAGCGGCAGCACGGTGGCGGCGGCGCCGCGCCAGTCATACGGCATGCCGCGGGACTCGGCCAGCAGGCGCAGGCTGTCGCGCACGCTCCACTGCGGCACGTCGACGATGAGCCAGTGGCCCGGGGTGAGCCGCACGCGCTTGTCACGCACGCCGCCGTCGCGCAGGCTGCTGCTGGCAATGGTGACGGTGCCGTCGTCGTGCACTTCGTGGATGGCCTCGACGTGCGTGACGCGGCGCCACGGGCCGCGCTGCACCAGGCGCACCACGGCCCAGCCCAGGCGGGTGAGCAGCGTGTCGCCACGGTGGGCGCCGACGTAGTGGGCGACCAGCACGATCAGCCCTCGGCCGGGGGCGGGGCCGGCGGCTCGGCCGGGGGTTTGGCCGGGGGCTCGGCAGGCGGGGGCGGTGCGGGCGGCGGCGGCGCCGGGGCGACGGCCAGGGGGTTGACCTCGCCGTCGCGCAGCAGTTGATCGCGGCGCAGCATCGCGGTGATGCCGAGCATCAGCTCGCGTACCGACGTAGTGCCCGCAATGACGGCGCCCGTAGCCGGGTCGACGAGTTGCACCGGCTGCAGCGGCGGGGGGATGTGCATGCGGACTTGCTGGCCGCCGCCATCGAGCATGCGCACAGCACCCGATGCGTCGACGATGGCCGTGCGTTCGATGTATTCGACCTGCAGTGGTCCCGACTCCAGGTTGTCGATGACGATGCGGCCTACCCGCGGGTACGGCAGGCCGCCGGTCGTGTCGTAGTTGCGAGGCATGGTGATTTCCTCAGGTGGTGATTCAGGCGACCGCGACGCCGTAATAGGCGCCCTGGTTGCGCTCAAGGGCTTGGCGGTCGGCGGTGGAAAGGGCCGAGGCGAACACGATGCATTCGCCGATTGATCCGGTCAGCCAAGCGCCGAATGTCGGCGCGAAATCAGCGCCAATGCCCAGGCCGGTTGTCGTCGTCAATGCGCCGATGGCTGCTGGCGTTGCCGCTCCGGTAGTCGTCACGCCGTTGGTTGACAGCGCGCCGGAGTTGCCGGCACGAATGGCCGAGATCACGGTCTGCTCGCCGGCTGGCATGGCGCGCTGGGCAGCGATGCTGTTTGCCGCCGAGTTGTCGCGCACCAAAAGGCGCAGGGTCGCCGCTGCCACGATGTCAAGTTGCGGGTTGATGCCGGCGGCCCCACGCGACGACAAGATCGCACCCGTGGCAGCGTTTGTCGTCGCCACCGCATTGAGCGAGTAGGTATTGCCGAGGCTGGTGATTTCCGGGACCAGCAGCCCCTGTGCGCCCGCGAAGCTGGGCACGGCGCGGGTGCCGGCAATATGCACTGCGCCACCCAC